AAGAGTGTAATCTAGTCTTGTTTTTTCTATTGTTTCTTTTTTGTCCGTCTTTGCTAGTATTGAGTCAATTAATTTTTCAATCTTTTCTGAAACTACCCTTATATCTCCCTTATAACGTTGTGAAAAAGGTGCAAGATTATGCTTTCCTTTACCAATTAAATTGCTGACAACAGGAGTACTATTACTTATTTTGCTCTTATTTTGCTCTAATACGTTTCTGGTGCTAACCTTATCGACTAGCTTATTCGAGCCTAATATACGGCTAATCTGGCTCTGATTTAAGCTAATTTTTCCTGACACAATGTCGTCTAACTTAGCAAGCCGTGATAAATTAAAGTGTGAGACGATAGTGTCCGCGTTGTCCTCCCCTATTTCGCGTAGAAATGCCTGCTCGTCGTTTTGTTCAATGAGGTACAGCATTTTGTTTTCGTCAAGGTCAAAAACGAGCGGAAAAGGAGAAACGCGGTTAAGCAGCTCCCAATATGATGTTAATATGTTCATAGCTCTATTTGATAAATTAGATTTGCAATTATAGCGTACAAATTATTCTCTTTTACCTCTTCACGAAGCTTTTTTAAATCAATGTGAGTGCCTGGACAATTAGTGTATTTATTAACCTCCCTATGCCCTCTTATTTCACAATTATAAGTATCTGTCAAGTAACTTAACAATTTTACTAAGCTACTATTTTGCTTCTTTTTTAATGTTTGTTTTTCAAAATTACCTGATAAACAGACGGCAATTGTAGAATGGTTTAATTTGTTATTCCCTGTATGATTTAATTTCTGTGAATGTTCGTGAAGTTTCCATATTTTACCGTTCGCATCTATGTAATAATGGTACGCAATTGTACCGAAACCTTTATCATATTTATGATATTTATTTATATCTAGTATCATATTCTCACCTCGGCTCATTATTGAGTCATGATGTACTATAATGTACTTAACTTGATAGTGTAAACTATCATAAGAGCTGCCAAAAAGTTCTGATACATCGACAATATTCGACGGATAAAAAAAGACTTGTGAAATCAAGTCTAATTTAGTTAATCCTTCTATGGTTTTAGTAGCTTTGAGTACGTGTATAGTTACTTGAAAGATAATAAATACTCCCAAAAAGATTCCAAAATATTTTTTAAATTTTCCCATTGTCCTGTTGTGAATAACGTGTAAAACAGTAAGATAACAAGTATTGGAGTAACCCAGACAACTATTCGAGTAACTACAAGTGTAAAAATTTTAACTAATGAAGAGAGTAATTTATCAACTAATGAGTTTAGCTTTTTAAACGCGAAAAGGAAAGCTACTTTCAGTAGCTCCCAAGTAACTTTGAGTAACCATATAGTTACATCAAGTAAGATTGAGATAAGTAATAGTACACGAAGTGACAACAATAATATAAATCTTCCTATTCTTGTACCTCCGTGTACTTTAAAATTATATAACCACCGAGTAATATAAAAATTACCTTTACTTATACTTTTATTCTTTTTATGTATGCCTAGTTTATAAATTATTTCTCTTTTCATAATCGGATTTCAAAGATACAAAATATAAACGACATTACAAAATAAAAATGATTATATAGTTTTTAATGTTTCCTCGCATTGTTGTAATCTTTGAGTCAATAGGTTTTCAATAAACTTGAATAGTTTTATGTTTTCCTCTGGCGTAAGCTTTAAATTCGCACCACTACCGTCACCCCATTTGCATATTTGATACGTGGGTTGCTGATAGTAGCTACCACCAGAATACTTCTTTTCGTGTTTGTATCTGTTTGCCGTACGTATAAAAACCGCGAGTCTTTGAGTTCGCACAAGTCGTTATTATTTTTTAAAGAACTTTCTTCTAATAGTTCTTGTATGTTTCTCATAGCCTCAATGAGACTTTCCGCTTGTTCAAATTGTTCTATTGTCATAATATCGTGTTTTATTTTAAAAGTTTTCTAAGAATTCTGATATCCTTTTTTTCTTCATTTAGATATACGTTCATCGAGTAATAAACGTTTTTACAAGACACGCTGAAATCAAAAGTAACTTCTATTGTACCGTCTTTTGTTTCAAGACTGAAATCTTTTCCTGAAAAGGCATTTTCCATACCCCTTCTTTGATTCGCAGTACTGGGAGTTTTCCAAAAGTAAGAGCCTTTGTAATGTTCGTGTGTATTTATTGCATTTTGTATAAATCCTCTCGCTTTTTGTGAAAGCCTTTTTTTAGCGTTCATTTTTGTAGTTTTCATATCTTTGTGTTTTATTTGATTATTTTATTTACGATAGCTTTATAGTGCGAATACTTAACAACAGCAGGTTTGGCTAAGTATGTGCGAGTTCCGTATGTTGTTTTCGGTTTCTCTGATATAAGTTCTTTTTTATTTATGTGTTTTAACATGCCTTGTTTCTCCACAAATTTTAACATGCTGTTTACTTTGTCAAGACTTACCTCAAACCATGTACTTATGTTGCAATTAGCCAATCTCTCATTAATAGGGAACTGAAAATCTAATAAATTTTCCACGTCGGTTGGATTTCTATCTTCATCTAACGCATAAGTAACAACTTTTATAACTAGGTCATTTTTTATTGCTGCTAGTGTGAAACCGTTACCGCTGTTTGCTATTAAGTACCTCATATCTTTATGTTTTATTAGTTGTTTATTGAATTATTATAATACAAATCTACAGAATAAAAATAACATTTCAAAATAAAAAGCACATTATTTGCAATCTTTTTTAAAGTTTTTTGTAAACCTTTGATAATCAAAGATGTTTGCATAAGTAATTTTTTTTACCTAAATTTACAAAGTAAATTTTAAAACTATGGGAGTTAAAAAAGACATTTACTTAGATGTAAAAGATATAATAGAGAACTTAGATGTTATTGAACACTTCGCGGTTTGGAACAATCAACTGGATAACGAAGACAGAGAGGACGCATTTAATTATCCTGCCGTGTTCTTTGAATTTAGTGACATTCTTTGGACACCTGCCGCATTTCGTACTATTAATTCAAATGTTGAACAACAGCAAGCAGGCGGCATCGCTATTACCCTTCATGTTGCGTTTTTTTATTTAGAAGATGAAACCGAAAGCTTCATAAATCAACTTGATATAGTTGATAGTGTTTACAGAGCAGTTGCCGGATTGCAAGGAGAAACTTATTCACCATTTCAGCGCGAAAGTGAAGTACAAGATATAAACCATGATGGTGTAATTGACTGGCAAGTAACTTTTAGAAGTCCACAGGTAATTGACGCAGGAAACGAAGATGAAGATAAAATAGACGCTACCGACGGAGGGGCAAACCCAATTGATATAGAAATAGTTCCAGATTTAGACATTGATAACTTTCATATACGTACAGGTGATGGATTACCTTAAAGCTTAGAGTACTATGCCGATAAAACAAATAGGAGATTACAATATAGACAAACTTATAGCTAAAACCGAAAAAGCTAAAAAAAGACTTCCAACACTCTTAGGGAATGAAGCCAAAAATCATTTCGTTGCAGGTTTTAGAATAGGAGGTAAAAAAACCGATGCCTCACGGAGTGGTTGGAAAGAAAGAGGTTTTTCATTTCGTAGAAATAAAGGACGTGCGGTGTTGACACAATCAGGTGATTTGAGGCGTTCAATACAAGTTAGGCGTAAGGCTTTAAACAGAATAATCATAGGGACGGAAGGCATACCCTACGCTGAAATTCATAACGAAGGGGGTAGTATAACAATAACTCCCGCTATGCGCAGATTTTTTTACGCCATGATGATGGAAACAGGTAAAGGAGCTAAGGGTAAAACTGCAAGAATAGACTCTCAAATAGCTCAGGAGGCTAGATTTTGGCGAGGTATGTACAGACATAAAGGTAGTAAAATAAAAATGCCAAAACGTGAATTTATCGGTAAAAGTAGAGTACTCGAACGTAAAATGCACGTTATTATAAGAAACGAACTATTTAAATAATAGTTACTCATACCATAAATCTACCTCAAACCTGCGGTTATTCGGATATTTCATAGAAAGTAATTTTGTGCTATCCAACTGACCGTTTTTATACACCTCGTTATTTATAACCGTTCCTATTCCTTTACAGAATACAAGATGACTTAATACAAGCTTTCTTTTACCAGTCAGCTCGGGGTAGTGATGACTAACCATTCTTTTTGCGCCGTTGAAATCTTTCATTAATAATATTTCACCTTCACGCCTTGTGAGCCTTTCAGGAAACACTTCATTTTCCTTTACTACGTGTCCGTATCCAATAGTTTTATAACCATGTGTATCTACATAAGCATAACCATCATTAAAGCCTTCATGCTCTTTTATAAAGGCTATTATCTTTTTCTCATAGTAGCTTACAGGTTTACGTTTACAGGTTATTTTTTGACTTTTGGAGTTTTTTCCTTTTTGCGCAGCAATCGGCAAAGGGGGATTGTTTAAGAATAAAAATACAAGTATAAATAAATACTTCATAGAATGAATTATTCGTGAATAAAAAAGCGAAATAGAGAATGAACTCTATCACGCTAATAATTGTAAGTTGCAAATATACAAAAAATAATTAAAGTAACGGTTTTGCGGTTTCTATTAAATCTTCAAACTGATGTAAAAATTTGTCTGCCAACTCTTCTGTTTTAAAGACTAAAGGGTGTGACTCTATGCAGGATTTAGTAGACTGCACGTAACCACCTCTAAAATAGATTATAAACTGCTCTTTTAAGTTATTACTCCAATCCGGTTGCCAACCTTCGTTCCAAATATCTCTAAACTTAACCAATTGCATTAAAGCTAAAAAAGCTTCTGCCATTTCTTTAGAAAGAATTGTACTTTTGTTTTCCTTTGAATAGTTTGTTGAGCAGATTCCCCCACAACTAGCTATAAAATAGGTATCCTCTTTCATGAATGGTACGCACTCTTCGTCAGTAACGGGGAGTTTAACTTCTTTCTTTTTAAACATTTCATACAACTCCTCTATGCTTAATCTGGCGCAACTATTCGGCGTATTGTGGTTGGCATATTCCTCATTCACTGCTTCATACCAACCCTCAGATTCTAACCAACCGATAAAATCGGTGTACTCACAAAAAGGCACACCGTTATGACATGAGACTATGTTATCCTTTGGGTAATGCTTAGATATCCAAACATCTACATACTCGACAAGCTCTTTACTATAAACTCCTTTTAGACTATCTAAGTGGAATGCTTTAATAGCTGTGATTAGCTCCTCTCTTGTAAATTCTTTATCTTCCATATCTTTATGTTTTAATTAAAAAAAAATAATTCAACTCAGGTTGCTACAGATACGAATCATTTTAGTATCTTTCATAATTTCCAGATTAAAATGTTAATATTAATCACACTGCAAATCTACAGAATAAAAATAACATTTCAAAATAAAAAGCAAAGTATTTTCAGTTTAAAATTTCTTGTACGTTGCTCCTGCACCTATTTCAACCTTAGTTCCATCATATTCAGGTCTTTGAAAGTTTCTGTAATCAGTTGCCAAATAAGCAGTTAGGAAATAGTCACATAAATCACTTGTGTGTCCATACTTCTGATACCTTTGTTTTGTGTTTTTGTCTACTTCTGTCTCTTTTAGCTTTTTTCCGTTCGCGTCTTGTTTTAAAAAGCTGAAATCAGCTATTGTAATTTTACATTCTGAATGTATATAAAAGTTAATGTCAAAGATATTTTTTTCAAGAATACTATTTATAAAAGCTCCCCTAGTCACTACCGAGGGGTTTGAGTCCGGCACTTTAAAAACAGGTCTAAACTCGCTTAGTTCTTTACGTATGATTTTATATAGATTATTTTTACCATCTATTCCGCCTTTTAATTTAGCGTCTCCTTTCTTACTTGTAGCATCGCCGTATATGAACATCCCCGCTTTATGTGTAGCATATATTCTTTTTATCTCCCGACACACATCAAATATATTATTACGAGGTTCTTTAAGACATATTTCTTTTATCATAGCAATATCCTTCCCCTCCGCCTGAAATATGCCACAGGGCATATAAGGTACATAATTTTCGTCAAATGATACGTGAAGAGGTAAATCAGGGTCATAGTCAAAGTCCTGTACTGTTTTCTGTCTATCGAACTGTATGTAAAACTCCCCCCCGCTCCGTGTAAAAGGCGAACCAAAGATTTTACTGTCAACTAAATGCGAGGGTAGCATGGATAATAGATTTGGAATATAACTGCTTGGAAGGTTCTTTTTATTACTATACGTACTTGCTATGATTACAGTTTTCTTAGTTTCACCTACGTTGAATGTTTTATGAAAATAGTCTTTTTTATTGAATATAGTCTTTGTAATTTCACTTTCGTAATCGTCTAAATTGAACATTTCATTTAACCACGTAAGTTTTGCAGGAGCCGTAAAAATATACAACGGACATACAGCTTTACTATTAACAGGACTGAATGTAAAAGTATCATTCTTTACGTATATGCCAGTTTGACGTAGCCGCCCTAGTATAACCTCTTTTAATGCGTCCTCTCGCGTGTCTTTTGTTTCGTCAAGCATTCCCCATCCGACCTCTATCCCGTCCAATGCTTTATAATTCTCTAATGAACCAATATAAACTACGGCACCATTTTTAAAACTCATAATATTGTTGTAGGTTTCAAAGTTGTGTGTACTTGTATCAAAAGCGGAAGGGGGAGTTTTACCAGATACGTATTGCCCGTGCGGCGTTTTATCAGAATATTCTACCACACCGAAATTGTTTTTCCAAATTTCTTTTATTCGAAATAGTGTAGCCCTATTTAATTGGTCGTGTGTATTTGCACCTATAAATCCTCTAACTTTTGGAAAATTTCCTATAAAATACAATGATAACACAGCCATGATTGCAGTTTTACCACTACCATTACCTGCCATAAAAAGATTGTATTGACTAGTTGACTGTAGTAGTTGGTGTTGGGGAAATGTGGGTTCTAAAGGTTTTATTTCATTATTCATACTATTACTTTTACTTACAAAGATACAAAATAAAAGTAATATTAACAATAAACCCTGCCTACTTGTACCTTATACTTTCGGCAAGGAATATTGTATTTTTACATTTCGCAAGCCATACAGAACATAAGCATTTGTCTTACTTCTTCCTCTTTTGCGCCTTTATAATCTGTTGTGACGGTCACGGGATAATTACCTGCACATGAAGAGTAATGTACTTGAAAATCGTAATATGTTTGCCCTTGTAGCTTAGATGCTATTTTCTTTGCTTGCTCTTCGCTTCCGATATTTCCAAGACTTATTTCTACAGTAGTTTCTTTAACTTCGATTGGTTGCGTATTAAGCTTTATTATTTTTGTTTCTTCTTTAGTAATTTCCTCTTTTGCATTTTCTTCTATTTTCGCTGCTGCTTCTTCTCTTGCTTTTTCTCTTTTTAAAAATTCTTGGTAAGCTTCTTCTTCTTTTCTATACTCTTCTGCTTTTATTTCTTCTATACTTTGACCCTCTTCCCACATAGTAAATAATTTATGTACTTGTGTAGAAATGTTTCCCCAGGCATCAATGTAAGAAAAATAATCAGCATTCTCACAACCATTGTAGTTATTACGAATATAGTTTAATATGTGTTCTCCGGTTGCTTCTGACATTTCACGATTCACAAAAGTATGTCTTACTTGTGGAATATCCTCGTTTACGTTTGTGTTTTCATAAATGGCTTCCATTCCGTTAAAACTCCCATATTGATACTTGTCAACTATTGCGGCTACTTTGTCTCGTGTGATAGCATCCGTATATGTAACATCAATAGAATTTCCGCTTGAATAGTTTTTACTTTTAACTGAGAATTTTACGTTTGGAAAATTTGCTTTTAACTCTTTTCTTATTTCCCTTGCTGCTTTTGCTGCTGTTGTTTGTGTTCTCGAAGCTGTCATATCTTTATGTTTTAGTTATTGTTTATTGAATTATTATACTGCAAATATAAGAAATAAAAACCAAACTACAAAATAAAAAGCAAAGTATTTTCAATCTTTTTTAAAAGTTTTTTACAAACCCTTGATTTTCAAAGCTATTTTGATATAAAAAATTTTTTACTTAAATTTACAGTGTAAATTTAAAACAAGTACAATGGCAAGGTTTATCATACAAGGGGGAGTAGCTCAGGCTACTCGAATAGGATTAAGAAATATAGAAGACTTACAAACGGATACGGCGGACGGAACAAGCTATCTTGGTACTCCTGTATATGATAGATTAATATTTCAGTCCGGTAGCTATAAAACCCTGAATGATGAAACAGTAAACTATGACGAATTAATTATTAATACTGTTCTTTTAACCGTAAATCAAAGTAAAAATATTGTTACTACTTCACTACAGGGCAGGACTGGAACTATAAAAGAATACGTAAGTGCAGGGGATTATACAATAGACATACAAGGAATAATTTCATCTGACGGTGTTACATATCCAGAAGAGGAAGTAAATGTCTTAGTGTCGCTTCTGAACGCACCTACAGAACTACGTGTAACAAGTAACTTCCTAAACTTTTTCAATATAAACGATATAGTAATAACTGATTTTACCATTAATCAGGTTCGTGGTGTTCGTAATCAACAAAGTTTCTCCATTTCCGCGATTTCTGACAGAGTGATAAACTTAGAAGAGAATCAAGAATAATTGATTTCTAACAACAAAGAAAGGCAAGTTAAATAAATAACCTACCTATTCTAAGATAATAATCAATAAAACTAAAACTAAAAAAACAAAAAATATTTTATTTGGCTTCCCTGAACATCTGTATTAAATCTCTAATTACTGTGATAATGCAGTATACAATAACACTTGCACATATACCTATTGTAAAGTAGCTTTCACTACTGTGTAGACTATCGAATATACATATTAGTAGTAATGTTACTAATACTGCTATTCCTCTGAACGGTTCTCCTTTCTTTTCCGCCGAAATTAGCGTCTCTTCTACAATTTGATAGTGTTCTGCTACTCTTGCGTTTGTTTTATCGTTTAGATAGATTAGAGTAGCTCTGCTATTGTCGTTTGATACCCTAATTTCGTGAATCGGGAAATGGTTAACCGTATAATAGTACTCCTTTATAAGTTCGGGAATAAGTTTTATATCATCGGTAGCTCCGCCAACTTTAAAAACTTGGTTGTTCCGAACCTTATATATGTTGTATATAATTTTGTCACTCATAACATTCTGCTAGTTTACGGTTCATAAAAAAGTGGATACCTGCACTGCATTCGTTCCACCTATCCTCGTCAAAATCTTTTACCTCGATTATTTTACCTACCTCGTACACAACGTCAGGGTCATATTTTGAGCTAGCTTTGTTAACACCCTCCGGTAGCTCTAAAACTTTTACTTTTGAGGCTCTACATTTCTTAGTAGTTGCGGAGCTTCTTTTACTATCTTCAAGAATAAGTAATTTTACAACTATATTATCTCTGCACTTTTTAAAGCCTATGAAACTACCTTCCTCTGGACATTCTAACAGTAAACCCGTAGTAGTCTCACTTACCGAAGAACCTCTAAAGTCAGAATAGCTAAAGTCATAATTTCTAAAGTCAGAACCGCTAAAGTTAGAACCTCTAAAATCAGAATTTCTAAAGTTAGAATTTCTAAAATCAGAATTTCTAAAGTCAGAACCGCTAAAGTTAGAACCTCTAAAATCAGAATTTCTAAAGTTAGAATTTCTAAAATCAGAATTTCTAAAGTCAGAATTTCTAAAGTCAGAATTTCTAAAGTCAGAATAGCTAAAATCAGAATTTCTAAAGTCAGAACCTCTAAAGTCAGAATTTCTAAAGTCAGAATTTCTAAAGTCAGAATTTCTAAAGTCAGAATAGCTAAAATCAGAACCGCTAAAGTTAGAACCTCTAAAGTTAGAACCTCTAAAGTTAGAATTTCTAAAATCAGAATTTCTAAAGTTAGAATTTCTAAAATCAGAATTTCTAAAGTCAGAATAGCTAAAATCAGAACCGCTAAAGTCAGAACCTCTAAAGTCAGAATAGCTAAAGTCAGAACCTCTAAAGTCAGAACCTCTAAAGTCAGAATAGCTAAAGTTAGAACCGCTAAAGTCAGAATAGCTAAAGTTAGAACCGCTAAAGTTTAACTTTGAAAAATCCCAACGTACGAAGTCAGTCCAAAATCCAAACCCTTTAAAGTTTTTATTTCTTATTTGCTCTTTCGTAAGCCCTTTTGATAGAGCTTGCCTCAGCATTTGATATTTTGTTTTTAGTCTCATAGTACTTTATTGTGTTTTATTGTTATTTAAGTAAATTTTCTATCCTGTTTAACTGTATTTTAATATCTTTTATCTCTTTTCGCGTTTTTTCCAACTCTGCACCCAATTTCTTAATAAGGTTTTCACCGTCCATAACTACCTCTTTAGCTTTAAACTGCTCTTTCAATTCTATTTGAACAGCCTTAACAGTTAAACCCCTTCCGCGAATAAGGTGTTTTATTTTTCTTGCCCCTTCTATAGAGCCTTTAGTCCATACCCATCTTTTTCCACGTAGTTTTCCTCCCATAGTCACAGGGAAGTACTTCTGCCAAGAATAAATCGTCTGTCTATCAACATTTAATAACTCTTCCATATCGGAAATTCTAAAATAGTGTTTTTTCGTGTCGTGGTCTGGGTATTTCATTTACTTTTTTGTTTTTATCTGGTTAATTCTATACTCTACCTGTAGCTTTTCTGCTCTGTCTTCAAAAATCAATATATCTTCAAGGTCAGCTAAAGTAAAAGATATGTTTAGGTAGTCGATAGTTATTTGTATAGTTGTGTGTTCTCCTATCTCGTCAACTACTTCGTAGTAGTTTATGCTACTTAGTCCGAAATTAGATTTTAACTCTTTTCCGAATTTTAGAACAAAATCTTTTTCATTCTCTATCTTGTGCGCCTTACTTAAAATATAGATTTCTTGTAGTGCATCCTGTATGTCGTTTATAGTTTCTTGCTGAATATACATAGTTTAATTTTTTAGTATTTCTCTCTGTGGGCTATCTCAGCAGACAAAGAGACTTTTTTGGTTCCTATGAAAAAACTTTTAATTTATTAATTTCTTGTAATAACTTTCAGTAACCACAAAATGAGTTGTTCCGAAGCAACGTTTTACCCCACGTCCTTTTATTGAATTCTTGAATCTATCGGATAAACTTCTTCTATCCACTATCTCAATTCCTTCTTCTCTTTTTGCGATAATTTGGATTCCATTTGTAATAGGATTGTTAACTATTTGGTCTCTTGTATATCCACCTACTTTTTTTACTGTCGCTTCCATGTCTTTATGTTTTATTAGTTGTTTATTGAATTATTATACTACAAATCTACAAATTAAAAATGACATTACAAAATAAAAAACACATTATTTTTAATTTATTTTTAAAACTGTTAAAACCCCGAAATAACAATCTGTAAGTAAAAACATACATTTTACTTTTAAATTTTTTACAAACCCTGTAAAGAATATAACAATCACGACTGGTTGACTGCGGAGCAAACTAACAAACTGTAAGTTGAAAAATCTACATAAAAACGTCTTTTTAGAACTTTCGACCAAATTTGTAAAACAGTCGAAAAAATGTGAGATATAAACCTCAAAGTGATGAATATAAACATAAATAATTAACTATCAGCCAGATAGAGTAACCATAAATACGTATAACAGCTTTATACAAGTAAAAGCACGCTAATTTATCTACAATCCGTAGTGTTCTTTAGCATATTTTTCAAGTTCATAGAACATAGTGTCAACTCGTCTAAGTCTATTTTCTCTGTCCTTTCGTTTCCCTGTTTCTTTTATAATATTTCTACTTTGTTCCTTAGTTATAAAACCCTCCTGAGACCTCACGTAGTTGACATAGATACTCCCATCTTCACATATAATTGCTATTACATCGTATGTTTCTATGTATATTGTTTGCACTACTTCTTTTAGTGTTAGTATTTCTTCTTTCATAATGATTAATCCTCCTTTTGCGCCGAATTTTGCAAATTATCAACATCGACATGATTGCTACTATTATCCTCTTCTATATAGGGAGTGGAGTCAATTTCCTCTTCCTCTTGCGCCGAATTTTTATTTTCATCTTCCATTGTAGGGGCTTTCAAAACAATAATAGGAATATTCCCTACCGCCTTGACATTCACATTACTTTCTTCTTTGAATATCTCAGGATTAAGGCTCTTCATTAAGTTCCACTGTAGTGTGTCACTTGCGTATACTTTCCTTTCTGTTATTTCTATTCTCTCTACCTCAATCTGGTCTTCTCCTTTTGCGCCTTTTTTTGCTTTTCCTACCTGTTTACGTTCCGTATATGTCAGTCCTTCTAACTTCTGCTCTAATAGCTTTGCGTTTTTATTTGCTACACGGACTACCCTCTCCGCGTTTTTCTTTTCTTTTATGTCTTCGTATCTCTCTCTTATATCAGGAAATTTCTTTAAGTATAGATAAAAGCTACCTTCCCCAACTCCTACATGGTCGCATGAATCTTTAAGGCTAAAGAAAGGATTAAGTTTAAAAGTAGTTAATACTTCTCTCGCCTTTTCTTTCTGCCTGAACTTACTTAACTGATAACTCTTTCTGAATTTCTTTTTCTTCATACGTTTTTCCTTTCCTTTGCGCCTTTTTTCTATTTTGGTTGGTAGTCTTCTCCGTTTATTTTAACCACCAAATCACTATCTAACTTTAACATCCTGTTTATAATTACTTGGCAGTAATGTTTTTCCAATTCTACGAGTCTAGCCTTTCTATTCAATTGATGTGATGCTACCATTGTGGTACCACTACCCCCGAATAAATCTAAAACTACATCCCCATTTTTAGAACTGTTTAGGGTACACTCCTCCACGAGTTTTACAGGTTTCATAGTAGGGTGTAAATCACTTTTGTGCGGTTTTGATATATCCCAAACTGACGTTTTACAAGTACCTTTCCCATAAAACTTATGAGTTCCTTTTTTCTTCCAACCATACAAAATAGGCTCATGTTTATAATTATAGTCGCTCCTCCCTAAAACATGGTTATTTTTATTCCATATAATTGTATGCTTTAAAGCTAAAGGGGACTCATTTATGGCTTTCATCATCATCATCAGTTCTCCTCCTTGTGGAGAGGCTACATAGTAAGACATTACATCCTTTGTATAGACACCCGCAATGTTAAAAACAGCTAACCACAAGTCGTACATATCACTAACCCCTAATGAGTCATTTTTTATTCGTTTTTGATTACGGTTGCCCTCATCAAAAGAATTTAAAAACTCGTTCTTGTCAGAATACGAAACGCCGTACGGAGGGTCTGTAAAAACCATATCAGCTTTCTCACCATTCATAAGCTTTTCCACTTGGTCACTGTCTGTACTATCACCACATAGTAACCTGTGAAGCTCCTCCCCGTTTTTGTGAAATGTTATTAAGTCACCCTGTACTATATCTGTTTTTAACTCATCCAGTACTTCGTAGTCATCCTCTTGCGCCGCTAAAACCTTAACTTCCTCCTCTTGCTCGTTTTCTTCATTTTCTATATTGGTTTTCATATCCAATAATGCAAAATCACTTTCTACGAATCCCCAATCTAATAAGCTATCTTTGTTAAATTGTGAATTGAGTATTTCAGTATCCCACTCTCCGCCGAGTTTATTTGCAACGATAACAGCTCTTTCTTCCGTTTTTTCGTCCCAAGCTACCTCGCGGTAAGCATACCTACCCCCTCGCCAAATTACAAAACCATGTGCAACCGTTCCCTGTTCATCCGGTTTAGCTAATTGCTCTGTATATTCAACCTCACACTCGTTAATATCTATGACCTTGCTTCTTTGATTCCCTGAAACAATTTCGCCGGAGGTAGTATTATAAACTATTCCGGCAAGGTCACCTAATTGCTGTAAAGAATCCCTCAGTTCTGCGAATTGCTTTTCGCTTATCTTTCGAGGGTTCTTATGATACTGTTTTCTAATTACTTTTTTCTTTTGCATAAAACTGATTAAAATACGTAAGCATACTGTATTGCTTCTGCTATGTGTGCAGCTTCTATTTTTTTGCTTTTTTCCATACTTGCAATTGTACGAGCTACCTTTATCAAAGTAAAATACCTGCCTATAGGCAAATTTAATTTTTCAAAACTATTTCTTAATAGTCCTTCGCAACTGCTATCTAGTTGCGTGTTATTTTTATTTTCAGTATTGAAATTCTTAACCTCGTCAATTCTTTTAAATACTGCCTCCGATGTTTCATATTTTCTAGTCAACTGTTGATATGTTGGGTTTATACACTCAATTAACATATCAAACGGTGCTCCTACTAAGTCATTTCTTGAAAAAATACCCTCTCTGGTTGCATACTTATTTTCTTCTCGCTTATCGGCTATGTAAATATATGAGTGCCTATTTGGAAAACACTCTGCTAAAGTGTTTTTACCTATACGTGCTTCTCCGAAAATACAAATAGAGTGTCCTCCTACAGTAGCAACCTCTAAAGCACGTCTGGCATTTTCAAGACCAACTACCGTCGATAAACAACGTAATTTTTCTTCCTTTGCATTGGAGTTATTTACAATATCCTCAACAATATCACTGTGGTAAATTTCTGCTTTTTTCTTTTTCAAAACATTACAAATTAGCGGTTAAAATTGTTTTCTTCTCTACTACGTGGGTTTTATTTATTTCTATCCCCCAGTAATTGAATAAACACTTCATAAATTTGAAGTTCTTCCCTCCGACTTTTTTTCCACCGTCTCGCGGCGAGGATAGATAGGAAACAATTCTATTATAGTCTACCGTTGCCCCTGTACCCGGCTTATAACCAATTTTATCCGCTCCCCCGCCTTTGGCGAAAGCTGTAACACTTCCAAATTCCTCTGTAACTCTTTCTATAGCTATAGTTAAAAGAGTTTCGTATGAAACCTCTTGCGCTTTATTAGCTGTTGTCGCTGCTGTTTTTTTCATCACTTCTTTTTTTCTTTCTATTTAACATAATAAATTATTTGCCATTAATTAGTGCAAAGATACAAAATAAAAATGAAACTACAAAATATAAGTAACTATCTTACATTAGACCTATATTATTTTTAGCTATGCTCATTGGTTCTAATAACCTCAAAAGCGTATTTATTACTTCTATTTCTTCTCTTGTTATGTTTTGTCTTAGCATTTCGATAATTTCCTTTTTTTGCGCTTTTTCGTAAATTCTTAGTATCTGCGTACCATAGTTCACTCTATTTGGCTCTTTTCGTAGCGCAGGGACGACTTTATCAAGTAATTGCTTACCGTCCTGCCAAAAACGTAGCGAAATTAAATACACGGCTTTATATTGAGCCGTTTTGATTTCATCGTAGAATGTGTATAAATCCTCTATTCCCGTTTTTTCAGGTTCTTTTTCAAGATTATTTTTTACCTCTATGTGTATTCCCCCCAGATTGCTAAATTTATTCATAATATTCATTGTTCAAATATGTACTTTATCAAAGCCATTATCGTTAAAACTGGTAACACCATGACAGTTACTAAGGTTATTGCAAAAGTTAATACGATTGCAAACATTTCGAGAAATTCTTTTAACTTTTTCATATTTTTTATTGCTTTTTGGTTTGTATGATTAAATCAGGACTGCTATACTCAGGTATTTTAAACCACTCCCACTTTTTATTTACTACTATTAAACCTTCCTGAGTGTCGACAATTTGCTGAACTACTCCTATCTGCAATAAGTGCATGTAAGTAGAATTAAGTCCTTTCTGTTGCTGCACACGTCCGGTATTATAAAAAACTATATATCTTTCCATGTTTCTTTATTGATTTTGTTTTTCTTTATACACTAACCAATCTACTGCTTCCTCGTGCGCCATCATTTCCCAGTCGTATTGATTTTTCGGACATGCGTCTATTGTCATGCCATATTTTTCTATCCCTTTTGCGTTTTGTTTTACGATTACTTCGATTAGTATGTCGAAAGGGATTTTGAATAATTCATACTTTTGATTGTTGATAACATTTTGATAAAGAAAGGGTAATCCTTTTATACCGCGATAAAGTGCTTTTATTTCCCCTTCCGTTTTTTCTTTTGTTTTAAAACTTTCAGCGGAGAAGAAAGGAAGATTTGAAAGTTTTTCCAAAACTTTTTCTTTTACATTTTTTTCGTATGCGGTCTCCGGTTCTCTGTAAAACTCAGCTAGCATATAAATACTGAATGTTTCTAAGTCATTTCTTAGAATCTGCTTAACTAACCACATATATGTAACTTCTATTGCATCTTTCATAACTCTTTTATTTAGATAAATTATAAGGTTCTTGGTTTCTCTCCTCGTTTTTGCGTTTTATTTCACGTAAGCTTCTGTCAAGTTCTTTGTCGTCATCCGTATAGGATGCTGCTATTCCTAGAATGTCATCAAGTGTCATAGTTTCTCGTACCCTCTCAGGCAACGCTTTTAAAAAATCTACTTGACATTTTGCAGTATCTACTATTGTGTTCAAATTTTCCCTTATTTCCTTTGCGACATCATTTTTTATACTACCTTCTCTTAGTTGCTTAATTGTAGTCATTGCCTCACTACGTACATCCTCTAAAGTTATTTTGTTGTTGTTCATAAATTATATTTTTTAAGTTCTTTTTTCAATTTACCTAGTACTCGTATAGTATCTTTTAATTCCTTTGGGAATCTGTGGATTGAATTCCTAGTCATTAACTCATCTCTGTTCAGACACTCTAGGTTTTCGATTTTACAGTTAAAAGTATTACCGTCTTTGAACGTAACTACACGACCCTCTGGAATTTTACCATTAAATTTTTCCCACACTACCCTTTGCAAAGGTTTCCAGTCACCTTTTGAGATACGTATAAATAGATAAGAAACACCTCTATTGTCTTTACGTATCGAAATCTCGTTATCTTTTTTTGAATTTTTAGGTGTGTGTCCTTTTTTGAACATTGTAGGTTCTAATTTTTTACGTACATCCTCAGAAAGTTTTTTGCCTTTATTTACGGGTTCTTGCCCTTTTCTAAATTGTGTTTTTTTAAAATTTTCGTTCCTTTCTGCGTTTTTTCTACACACCTCCTGTATAAAAGTTCTATCTTTTTTTAAATTTAAAATAATTGCTCTGCTGTATATAGACCTTTCAGACCTTTTTAAGAAGTTACACATCTGTTGCGTATCCGTTTTTGAATAATTTGCACGTAAATAAATGTCCTCTTCTTTCGTCCAAATACGTCCCATAACTACCTTATTTTTATTTGATTATTTTGTATTTTAATACCCCTCAACTCTTTGCGAATTTTTTCGCGTTGATAAGGTCTAAGCTTAAAAAACGGCTTATTGTATATCTCTTTCGCTAAGTTTGAAAGTGTCGCTCCTGATTCTTTGCAAATAGTATCCGCCATATTATTTAGTTTTTAGATATTCGTTTAATGTTCTGTATTCCCATTTATATTTTTTGTCTCCTGCTTTGGCTTTTAGCTTCCTTTTTGCGCCTTTTCCTGTGTACACATCTTTTTTATAATACATCATTTCCGCTACTACTTTTGGCACAAACGTATCTTTGAATAAGTCAAACGGTTTAACTAGCTGCGTGTATACTTTGTATTTTTCCCATATCCAAGGTTGTATATGAGAAGTAAACATTCTAGTCATATTATTTTGGTCGAATGTAGGCTTAACTTCTAAGAATGAAGTAGGTACTAAATGTTTAGGTGTTACTAGGAAAGGGATAGTTAAGTTTATTTCCTCAGTACTCGCAGTATTGGAATATAAAAGCAGTACTAGTATGTCCAGAGCTTTAGAACTCCACACTACTTTAAAATCCGGCGTGTAAATGTGTGGATTTATTAAATGTTGCTTTTTAGCATAAACTCTTTTTACTTTGGTTTTAAGTTGTTTATCTTTGTAGAACTTTTTAGGTAAGCCTTCGAATAATTGAAATGATTCCGGCTGAAATGATGCACTTTTTATAAAACCGTTTTCATACAGTTCATTTAAGTACATAGCTGTTAAAGCTTCCTCTTTTGTCGCTTTTAAATTAGCAACTTCGTACTGGTCAGCTTTTATACATACTATATTAAACAGCTTTTCTTTTTTTACACCTCTTTTACGTAGCATTTTACCTCGTTTTTAATTCCTAAATATCCATCTTTTTTCCGCGCGATTTCTATCTCGGCATCACTCCACTGCGCTGCTTTTATACCTATTTTTCGCAATAGTCGCCAGTTAGCAGGGTAGTAGTACAATCTTTCAGACTTTATTATCCAAAAATATGCCTGTTCTTTGAGTGGTGTGTTCATCGTAACTAAATTTTATAAGTGTTAATCTTGTTTGTAATTTTCTCTCCTACGCAACTCTCTTGCAAGACTCATCATTTGTTTTTCAAGAGTTGTCGTCTCGGCATCAAGCATAGTTCTAAAGGCTTCTAATTGTATCAAGTAGTCTTTTAAAACTTTGTAACCTTCGTCTCCTTTCGCTCGCGCTTCCTTTTCTTTCAAGTTTATTTTCAAACCACTTAGAGAAGACAACACATAATTAAACGCCTCCTGCGCCTCGTTATTTACAATGGTACAGGCTACATTGATATATTTTAATTTATCTGAAACGTAGCCAAACCAAGCAGTATATTGACTGTGAACATCTGCTAATTGGTTACTGTCTAAACTCGATACCTGATTAGGAAAGTTCGGCAAGTTGCCCTCATGCCGAACCTTTGAAGCTAAACCCAATCCAAAATAATTGTCAAATACCCTGTTTATTTTCTCCTTTAAATTTTCGGGGAGAAAGTCTATGTCTATTGTCGCCTTAGTTTTCTTTTTCATTAGCTATTCCACTCCCTCGCGTTTTGTAAAGATTTGTTTATTTTTATTTTCTCTACCTTTTCTTCTAATCTTCGCTTATTCTGCTGAATATAGTTTCTAAGCCTGTGGTATTCTGTTGATATGCCTTGCTCGTAAATATACAATAAATAACTGGCAGGTACGTCTTCTATGTGTTTGCCTTTATGCTTTCCGAAAGGCATATAAATATCATCAGTACTTCCAAAACCTCCTTCGCCCCTTTCGGTTTTTTCAAGGCTTTCAACTTTATAAAGCTGTGCCCTTACAACAGGTGTGAAAACTATTTGAGCTATTTTTTGCCCGTCTGCAATATACAACAAACTATCCCCGGAGTTTCGAACTATCACAGAAACTTCACCGACATACTTGCTGTCAATTGTCCCAAGTATCACGTCTAAGTCAGTCTTGATACTTATACCACTCTTTGGTCTTATAGTTGCCTCGTAGCCTGATGGTATACTAAAACGTAGCCCTGTTGGTACTAACATTTTTTGCCCAGGCACTAAAACTAGCATATCTACGCCTTCTATTTTTTCGCATTTAGACAAGTCTAAGTTAGCCCGTAAATCCATACCTGCGTCGTCTGGCATAGCGTAACAAGGGTCTGGATTTTTACTTTCGTTTATAAACTTTATTTCTAACATAATTTTTTTAGTTTTTACAAATGTATAAATTTAAAATGACATTACAAAATAAAAATGACTATTTATTTTCAATCTTCTTTAAAACATCTGACAGCATAAGGGCACTCAGAGGCTCTACTACATCCTTGATTATTGCAAGCTCTTTCCGTTTTTGGCGTTTTTTTACGTATTTTTGCCTTTTTAAACTTTGTAATTGTGTTTTTTAAAGTGGTATTCAAGTCCTCTACATACTTCGCATTCAAGGGTACTAAGTATAGTTTTAAATCTGAGGTTGACTTATCATAATAAATGAATAGTATTTTTTCTAATCCTAGCCTGTCTGCGTAAATACTTGCTTGTTTTACGTGTTTTGGGTCAGGTTTAACAAGTTTCATAAATTGAAAGGTGTTCATAGTCTTCACCTCCAAAACTACCCTTTCGCCTTTATATGTTATGTCCCCGTCTGCATTTCCGCCTATTCCTAAACCCTTCACATCTACCTCAAAATCGTTTAATATACCAAGCTTTTTGAGATTGTATTGAATATACAGATGTACCATTGTTCCTAAGTCTAACAGTCTTCGCATTTTGAGGTCTTCTGCGAAGCTGACAAAAGTA